AAGATCATCCTAGCTGTTCTGGGTGATGTAATTGAGAGCGACAAGAAGCATGAGAACTCAGGTCGAGGATGCGACATCGGTACTGCACAGCAGATCGAAATGTCCATCGACATCTTGTTCAATAAGGTAATCAAGCATCTCGCTTTGTTCGGTGTACCAATGGACGTCATTATGGTCACAGGCAACCACGACCACGACGGTCACGGCTTGTCTATGTTCATGCCGGGGCGTGAGCACCTCTCATGGCCTCTCTACAACGCTGTGAAGATGCTCACAGAGGCGTACGGCATTGATGCTGAGTTCTTCATCCCGGAGGGTAGCCACCACATCCACTCGGTGTACGGGGCTAACATCTTGTATGAGCACGGCGTAGGCGTTGCTACCTCAGAGGCAGCTATGAAGGGCCACGTTGCCAAGCGTATCAATCAGGTCAAGGATTACATCCACCTGTACCGCATGGGCGACAAGCACAACATCTGTCGCTTCAACAATGACCGCTTTGTGGTCAATGGTGCGTTCTTCGGTGATGATCGTATCGGCTCTGACTTCTCAGGCATCAAGGGTTACGACGGGGAGCCAGCACAGGTTATGTTCGCTTATGTAGAGCGCGACAACAACCGACGCACACCTATCTTCGATAGCTTGGTGATCCAGCTAGGGCATATCACATGAGTGCCCTAGACAGCCAAGTAGGGGGGGATCACTACAAAGATAAGGGCATCCAGCCCGTTGAGTACATCTTTGCTAATGGTCTCAACTTCTTTGAAGGCAACATCGTTAAGTACATCACACGGTGGAAAACTAAAGGCGGGACGCAGGACTTGGATAAGGTCATGCACTACGCACAACTGCTCAAAGAGCTACACATCAAAGAAGAAAGGAAATCAGACAATGGCCGACTATAGCACATACGTCCTAGAGCGTTATTACCGGATGCTCAAGGCAGCAGACATGCAGGTTCCAGTGGACCTGCTCATGGAGTTGAACTCAAGACGATAAAGGAAATCGAATGGCTTATCTAATCTTCGACGAAGAGACACAAATCCACAAGTCACATCGACGCACAGCTAATCCATTCGATCCTCTTAACTTCGTAGTAGCACGTGGATGGAAGAAGGAAGGCGATGGACATTGTAGTGCAAGTTTCCACACAGGCAGGAGTGGTGATAATCATCTGGTTATTGCTGACGATGTAGACGTTCTAGTCGGACACAACATCAAGTTCGACCTGCTATACGAGCTAGTAGCCTCTGAGAGCAACGTACAGGGGTACTACAGGCGTGGGGGACGTATCTGGTGCACACAGTATGCCGAATACCTCTTGAGGGCACAGGATCGCCGCTTTCACATGAACAGTATGGATCAGATTATTGAGTCATACGGTGGACGCAAGAAGATCGACGGCATGAAGGAGCTCTGGAAGGCAGGGGTGCAGACAGCAGACATGGATCAAGACATGGTGCTGGACTACCTCATAGGTACTGAGGATGAGGGCCGTAACTCCGGTGACATCGGAAACACAGAGCTCATCTATCTCGGACAGGTCAAGGAAGCTACCGAAATGGGTATGCTGAAGATGATCCAAGTGCGTATGGATGCACTAGCAGCCACCACAGAGATGGAGTACAACGGCATCAAGGTGGACATGAAGCGCGCAGCCTCTGACCTGAAGAGCCTGAACGCTGCATTAGCTGAGGCTACTGTTGAGCTCAACGAGTACACTGCAGTCATACCAGACGAGGTAGGGTTCTCATGGAACTCTGTGATCCACAAGTCAGTCCTGATCTACGGTGGTATCATTAAGTACAAGAAGCAGACCACCTACCTCGACGAGAACACTGGTGAACTAGCTCGGCTCAAGGCAGTCGAGAAGCAAGCTGTGCTCAAGGACGGTGAGCCTGTGCTGTACCTGTCAGGCAAGAAGAAGGGTGAGCAGAAGTACAAGAACGTAGACGTCCCCGGAGAGTTGAAGGTCAAGTATCAAGACTTCTTCCATGCATTACCGGGATACGTTGATGCTAAGTCGCTTGACATCGACAAGTCTACGCTCACAGACGGTAAGGATGGCCCGATCTACTCCACCGACAAAGACACCGTGATCCTACTCGGCAACCTAGACGTACCGTTCTTGAAGGCAATGAGCCGCAAGACGACGCTAGACAAGGAGATAGGCACGTATTACGTCACTACAGACAACAAAGGCGACATGAAGGGTATGCTCACCTGTGTGCAGCCCAGAGACCACATCATCCACCATGCCCTAAACCACACCAGCACTGTGACAAGCCGTCTCAGTGCATCCAACCCTAACATGCAGAACATCCCCCGTGGTGATAAATCCACGATCAAGGCTATGTTCGTTAGTAGGTTCGAGGGCGGTAAGATGGCAGAGATTGACTACAGCCAGCTAGAGGTTGTGGTCATGGGCTTCTTATCAGGTGATCCTAAGCTAGTATCTGACCTCTTATCCAATGTAGACTTCCACTGCGTACGAGTTGCAGCCCGTGAAGGCGTGACATACGACGAAGCTCTTGAATGGTGTAAGAACGAAGACCACATCAACAATGCAGTATGGAAAGTCTTTCGTACTGAGTGCAAGGTCTTTTCATTCCAGCGTGCTTACGGAGCAGGGGCGAGTACAATCGCACTGTCCGCTAACATGACGGTCGAGAAGGTCAAGGAGATGATTAACGTCGAGGAAAAGATGTATCCGAAGGTAGAGACTTTCCACAAAGACGTAGAGAAAGAGATCAACGCTACCGCAGAACCATTTCGTGATCCAGACAGAGGATACCGTGTGTACCGCAAGGGCACATGGCAGGCACCCACCGGAACGCTGTACGGCTGGCGCTCATGGGACGCTCCGAAGTTCATGAAGGAACGCGGTATCGACGATACATTCTCCCCACCGGAGATCAAGAACTACCCCACACAGGGGACAGGCGGTGAGATCGTACAGATGATACTCGGAGTGTTATTCCGATACTTCAATAAGAAAAGCAACTGGGATGGTAAAGCCTTCCTAGTTAACACAGTACATGACTGCGTATGGTTTGATCTTCATCCAGACGTAGCAGATGAGGTGCTCGGCGCAGCTAAGCACATCATGGAGAGCGTACCGCAGTTACTGAAGCACTTCTTCGGTATTGACTGCCCAGTACCTTTCCCTGTAGACGTGGAAATAGGTAACAATATGTTAGAATTACATCATTGGAATCCTTAACCATCCACTATGAACCATAAGACAATATCAAACAATTACTGGAGAGTAACACATGACTAACCTAATGGACCAAATCACAGCAGCAGCAGCAGTAACTGACCAAACCACAGTATCAACTGGGTTTGTACGTGAAGTAGCCCCTGCAGGATTCACTACTGCACGATTCGTATCCTACATTGAAGTAGGTAAGCAACCACAACGAGCCTTCCAAGGTGTAGAGAAGCCAGACACTCATGAAGTACGTCTGACCTTTGAACTCAATGGTCCTAAGCACACCACTACTTATGAAGCTGATGGTGAGCAGAAGACACGCACTAACCTCATCCGGATTACATCTACTATCTCTAACAACGAGAAGTCTAACTTCTATAAGTTGTTGCAGAAGATGACGTACGGTCGTAACGACATCAAGCATATGGCTCAGATGCTCGGTGAGGGCTTCTTGGTTAAGGTATCACACAACAAGTCCAAGGATGGCACTAAGACGTACGCTAACCTCAAGTCTGATGTATGGGACATCGGTCAGCCAGCTACTACTGATCCGATCACTAACGACACTAACATCCTAGCGGTTCCAGAAGCCACACAGGAATTGCAGTTGTTGTTGTGGAACACGCCTTCCACTGAGCAGTGGGACACCATCTTCATTGATGGTGAGTACACTCGTGAGATCGAAGGTAAGCAGGTAACGAAGTCTAAGAACTTCATCCAAGAGCTCTGCATGTCAGCCTCTAACTTCATGGGCTCTCCTCTGGAGGCTTTGGTGATGGGTGGTACAGTAGCTGAGCTCATGGCTCCTCCTGCTCCTGTAGCCCCTGCCCCTGCTCCTGTAGCAGTAGTTGCAGACGAAGACCCACTCGCGGCTCTCGGCCTAGCGTGAGCCTAGCATCCTTCGGCCTGTCCAGCGATGATCTTGTTGGTCAGGTCAAGGAGAACACGTACCCAGAGCCTGTTCAAGGGCGTGTTGCTCATATCGACGCTGACTTCACTTGCTATCAAGTATCAGCAGAATCCAAAGACGAGCTCGATGGCACACAGCCACGGCGCTCCCTAGACGACATGAAGTACAACCTGCGTCAAGCTCTGACACACCTGATGCGTATGACTGGCTCCACTAGCTATGTCGCCCACATCACACCTAGTGGCTCTAACAAGGGCAACAGGGATGCACTAGCACTAACCAAGGGCTACCAAGCCAACCGCGACGGCAAGGAGAAGCCTGAGCATCTACAGACGATCCGATCATACATCGGTGAGGAGCTCCCTAGCATCGTACACCTCTATCAAGAGGCTGACGACGGTATGGCACAGGCTAACTACAACGCAGTAGATAGCAACCTCAGTGTCATCGTGTCTAAGGACAAAGACCTCCGCATGGTGCCGGGATTGCACTGGGACTTCGATGACGAGTGCATCGTAGACGTAGACGATCCTTTCGGTTCCATCTGGGTTGACCGCAGTAAGAAGTCCGCTAAGCTCACAGGCTGGGGCACATCCTTTTTCTGGGCTCAGTTACTCATGGGTGACACAGCAGACAACATCGCTGGTCTACCACACATGACTGTAGACGACAAAGACAAGAAGGTAGGACCGATAGCAGCGTTCAAGCTGTTAGAAGACTGCAAGACAGACCTCGAATGCTTTGAGCTAATCAAGAAGCTATTCAAGGAATCGTCGTACCCGTGGCATGACTACCGCGACGGTCGGCTAACCTTCTATGCGCTACACATGGTATCTGATATGCAGCTACTATGGATGCGCCGCACACCCGATCAAACAGACGTAATCAAATGGCTAGGAGAGATGAAGTGAACACGCACAGATACAGTGTATGGGTCGAAGGTAAGATCATGACAGAAGGTCAGGATCGCCTAGTAGAAAACACCCTCGGCCTCGTAGGAGAGGCTGGAGAGGTAGCAGAGAAGATAAAGAAACTAATACGAGACGATACACGGTTTTCAAATGCTGAAATCATTAAGGAGCTAGGTGATGTGGTGTTCTACGCCACAGCACTGGCTAACTACTACGGTAGTACTCTGGATGGTGTACTAGAAACGAATGTTGAGAAGTTAAACAGCCGCGAAGAACGCGGTGTAATTAAAGGAAGCGGTGATAACCGATGAAGAACTCAGAAGTAAATACATACGGACCAAAGATCGGTATCAGTGAAGAGATTCATGCTATGAAGTATCGCTCGAAAGGCGAAGACTTCAAGGCAAGCCAGACACGGGTAGCCGAAGCGCTACGTGATGGCCCTGAGCACTTCGAGGCATTCCGCAGCATCCTGTACGACATGCGCTTCCTAGCAGCAGGTCGAGTACAGGCAGCTATGGGTGCACCTCGTCGTGTCACACCATACAACTGCTTTGTGTCTCTGAAGATCGAAGACTCAATGGACGGTATCATGAACGCTGCACGAGAAGCTGCTAAGACTATGCAGCTAGGTGGCGGTATCGGCTATGACTTCTCTACCCTGCGT